TGTGGTGTAATATATGTTGATGTTTGTTGACCATCTTCTGCCAATGCTCTTAATAATTCATCTTCATATAATAATCTTAAACTTTCGGTTCTATCGGGAGAATATTTTATACTTAAATAATAAGCAAGCCCTGAAATTAAAGCTGGATAAAATCTAAATATGGTATCTGAAGTATTTGTGTAATCACCTACATCTTCTAATTTAGCCATGTAATAAAAATGAACTAAATAATTTGCTCCAGAAAAACTAGAACTAGGTGTTGTATATAAAAATATATTTGGAGAAGCAGTTATAGTACCTGCTGCGTTTCTTACATATGCTTGTCTTTGAACGTAATATTGTGAAGGAGTTCCTTTTGATAATTTATTGGGTAATGCTGAATAAGTAGATCTGTCTATTTTAGATAAAGCCGTATCTACCGGTGCTGTTGCAGTTGTATTATTTCTCACATAGGCTTCTAAAATATCACTGATGTCCGTTGGAAAATTAGTACTATCTGCGGTATAATTATATTCGGGCTGTCCTTCTACTAAAGGAACACTTCCTAATTTAATTTTCCAAAGATGAATTCCTCTATTGCCCCATTCCGCTAATAAAATATTTAATGAACGCCTCGCACTTTTTAATTGATAGCCCGTTCTCGCTCCACGTATGCTAGTTCTTTCATACGCCTCTTCGATTATTTCGTCAATCGAAGGATTAAAGGCTGTTGTTCCTGAAGTAGCCATTTATCCCCCTAGCCGTAGTAGAATGTTACATCTGCAATTGTAGTCAAAGAACAAGTAGGCTTAGTATGACATTTAATGCCTGTACCAGGTAAAGTAACATTGTATACAAAAGGTGCTGACGATCCATTTGGAGTCCCCCAAACACCTACAGATGTTCCATTATCTTCTATATCAATAGTACCGGCTCCTGCTGTACAATTTGCAGAAAATCCTAAAACTCTGGCAGGTCCTGCAAAAATTACTTGGTTAGCTAACGTACTTGTTATTCTTTTAGCTTTTATATCTACTGGATATGTACTCATAATTGTTATCTCCGTTTTTGTGAGCTCCCGAAGGAGCTCACGTTATTTTATTAGCTTAAGTTGTTATTTTGTATGTATAAAACAGTTGCTGTTGCGGCTCCTGTAGTGCCGTCTTCAGTTCCTGCTACAAAATCTGCAAACACTTCCATATCAGTAGTTCCTACGTCAGTTGCTTCAGTGTCTAAAGTACCATGTGTAGTTGCTAATGCTTTAACACTTACTAAACTAATGAATGCATTGTCATCTGTACTATCACCAATAGATACAGTTGCTGTTCCACTGTCGTTATTCACAGTTGTAACGTTTAAAATTACATCTACAATTTGTGAATTTGCTGGAACAATCGCTACACGTTGATTTAACGCGTCTGCTCCAATGATATCTAAAACAACAGATTGTGACATTACACAAGAACCAACGTTTTTTACGTTTGTTCCAATTGTTGTTCCAGTTGTATTGTTGATCGTTCCCGCTTTTATCGGTCCCGAAAATGTAGTTGTTGCCATAATTATAATCCTCCTAGATTATGTAGATCTAGTCTCTAGGCCGTCGACTATACGCGTCTAGATCTAATTAATAATTGTATAGTGATTAAAATATATATGAAATTTGAATAGAGTGCAAGAGATCCTACAGTAAAAGTACGATTTCAGCGATGTGACGTTTATCTAAGTTGCCACAGAAACTTGGGCAGCCGAACGTTCAATTGCATTTTCTCTATCTGCAATTTTAGATTCTTCCAGTTTGATCTCAGTAATAATACCTTTAATGGCATTATCAATTTCGACCATGTTGAGAGTATACTTTCCACTTTGCTCATACTCCAACTGCCACCTCAACTCCAAGGACCGTTTTTGTTTGTACAGGTCTTCGGTCATGATTAACCTCCTCATAGGTTATTCGACGGGTATCTCTAAACATTCCCGTTGATTCCCATTTTACACTCTTTTCTCCCAGTTTGTCAAGGATTCCTTGTTCAATAGATTCAGCGTTATCCTCCGCTAAAACTTCAAATTTAGCGTGATGATCGTAAGCCCAAATATTTACTAGGAATTTCCTCATTCTTCACCTTTATTTTAAGATTGTGGCGGAACGATGTCCCGCCACAAAATATTGAGTTTATTAGATGTCTGATCCGAAGATACCTCTAGGGTCAGAGAATCCGAAAACGTATCTCTCTCTAGCTTTGTATCTAACGTTACCAGTATCGAAGTCACCTTCCATTGAAGTTTTCAATGGTGCTCTTGTAAAGTGTTTCAATCCATTAGGAACATCAGTTTTAATGAACCATTTACTTGTGTCAGTTAAATAGTGATTAACTACATAACCTTCAGGTATTGCGCCCATGTTATTGATCGCATTGATGTCATTATCTGCTGTCTGAGTTCTTCCTTTAGATTTTAACAGTCTTTCCGCAGTAAATTGAAGCGCAGAAGGAATTACTAATTTCATTCCTCTAGCCGCAATTTTTAGACCTCTTTCATCAGTCATCGCAGCAATGTCGATCAATGCTTGCTCTAATGATGTTTCATTTAAATCAGCTGCTGTAGCCAATTCATTTGAAAAAGTCCCTGCTAAAGTTGGGTGGTCAGTAGCACAAAGCTCCTTACCGTCCCCACCTGCATAAGATGAACTAAACGCGTTATTTAAAACAGCCGCGCCTTTGACTTGTTTTGTATTAGCCATAGATCTTGCTAAAGCTTTTGTGTATCTGCTTGCAAGTCTATCATACAAGTTGTCCTCGATCGCTTCTTCAGTGATCGCGAACGCAAGTGCGATTGTTTCATTTGTATAACGAGCTGTGAAAGTTTCTTGCGCACTGTCGAAAGATACGCCTTGACCTTCAGGTTTAACTGTTGCATTTGCGAAACCAGATAACATTACTTCTTCTTCAAAAGCTCTGTCAGAGTTTTCTGTATCAAATATTTCAGCTGCTTCGTTTACATATTGTTTATACTCAAGTCCGAATAGTGCATTCAAACCTGGTTCTAGTTCTTTAACTAGCTGTGCTCTTGATATTGCCATGTTTTATATCCTATCCTTCCTTAGTATTTAACAGACATAATAGAGCCTGGTGCAAATCTAACGATAACGTTAGAGTTGATAGCTGTATTGTCTGAGTTTAAAGGGTCGTTAGCGATTCTCACTATTTGGAACGCGTATTGGCCCGCACCAGCCGCTGCTGAAGCGCCTGTTGCTAATTTAACTGTAGATTGACCACTCGTAAACGAGGTACTCAGGTCAGCCATATTATAAGTTAAATCGCCAGCCATCATTGCTACAGTTACTGCTGCAGCAGCTTTGACTACGTATTCTTGCATAGGATTATCATTAACAAAACCGACACCATCTGTTGAACCGGTATTATAGTCGGTACCGAATGCTTGACCAGACGCAACCGTATTCGCCCATGTTGGTTTACTTGTAGTGCTATCTACGTAGAAAGCTCCATTAAATACACCGTTCATAGGAAGAATGTTAGCTGTGTTGTTCGCCCATCCTGCTCCTCCTGTTATACCGTCGTCCATAGTGCCATTAGCTGCATCCTGTAAGTAACCAACACTGCCCGCGCCTTGTTTAGAAGCTGGGTCGTTTTGGTATAGTCCCTTACCAGGAGCTGTTTCGATCGGGTACTCAGATAAACCTTGAGTAGCTGGTGTGCTACCTAAAGTATAAGTTGATCTAAGACCAAATCCGCCTGTTTGGTTTGCCATGTTTGTCTCCTTTTGTGACCTGTCCTTGCGGACTTCCAGTCACGGTTGATATAAATCGTTGGTTAGGAATTGTTAAAAAATTAACTTTTCTTTGTACCACCGAAGGTTACACGAGTCTGCCTCTCTTGATTGATTGGCATACTTGGGTGCTGTTCCTTAAGAATATCGTGTTTAATTGCTTCTTCTTTAGCTTCGTTTTGCTTGTCAAAATATTCTTGACGAGCTTTCGCGATTTCTTCTGGTATCCTAGCCAGCACTAGGCCTCCTACTCCGATCATTCCTGCGTATTTGCCTTCCTTCATAACTGGATAATCTTCATCGGGATATTCATCTCCTCTTACGAGTTCGTATCCTGATCTTATCATTGCTGTCATATTCTTTGAATCATCAAAGCCCATGACTTCATGTCTTATCCATCTGTGTCTGAATCCAGCTGGCGCATTTGGTGCATCGAGAGATGAGGGTGGAGTCCATACTACTTTTTTAGCTGTTTTAGCTTTAGTTTGACTCGCACGTGAAGTTTTTTTATCGTCTGTTTGCATATGCTTATACTCCTTCCGTGATTTTTAATTGTTTTGCATAATCTTCTAGTGGCACACCTAATCTTTTAGCAATTGCTACCTGTGAGGGTGTGAGCTTAACAGTTTTTCTGCGTCCTGTATTAGCTGAACGTTTCGCTGAAGCTACATTCTGAGTAGGTTTTACTCTTTCTGTAGAAGTTCCATCTATCTTATCAAATTTATGGGGGAATTCAACTCTTATTCTTTTGTCAACTTCCACATAGTATTCATTAGATTTTGGATCAAAACCTTCTTCTTCTACGAGCTTTTTATGTATATCAAAAGCCGTATAAGTCATTGCAGAATCATTACCAAACCAAGCATTCTTGGTTGCCCAGTCTTCTGCTCTAGGATCAGGAGCAATAGGTTGCCTATATTGTTGAGGCGTAATATTAACATCCTTTGGTTTAGGTTTTGATTCATTAGCTATTTTTAAGGCACTCAGTCTTGCTGCATCCATTGTCAAATTTGCAATTTGTTCCTGGGCTGCAACCTGTCCGTCAACATTCTGAGATTCAATAGCAGTTTTTAAAGCTTGCTTGGCTCCCGCCATGCTATTCTTTACTCTGCCTTCAAATTCAGAAACATAAGACTTGTCTAATTTAGAAAATCTATTTTCTAAATCATCCTTA